CTTACTTTACTTGATTGTTCATCTTGAAGATCTTTATAGACCCCTTTAAATGATGCTCTAATCTGGTCAAAGTTTTTGGCTGCAGCAACTAATGAATTAATATTTCCATCTCTTCCTGCAGTAATTTGCGTAGTCTCCATATATCTAGCTAATCTATCTAACATAGATGCCATACCTTTGTATGCTCTAGATGTAGGAGTTTCATACATTCTTTTACAAAACTCTAATGCTCTATAAATGTCATCATCTTCTGGAGAAAACTCTGCTTCTATTTCTTTTAGAATGATGTCTTCTTTGTCTATATCCGGTGTATGAAAAAATGGATTCATATCTGGATTAGGGCAGGTCATATAAAAAATATACAAGTAAATCTTTAGATGATCTTCCGGATAGTTATCCATTACATCCTTCAAAGCTTTTAAAGTGTAACAATGCTCTGTAGGAACTACAACACCATTATGTACATCAAACAATCTTGTTATCATATTATTTCTTTTTAACTGGGTGATCTTTAATGTAATGTAGTATGGAAATAACCTCATCAACTAAATAAGGAACAGCCATTGGAATAACTTCTTTTACAATTGGATTACCATAAGAGTCTCTTGCTGAAATTGGATATCCATACTCATCTTGCCCTTCTTGTTCAAATACAATATGATGTATAAAGATTCTTCCTGGTTTTAATTTAGGATTGTGCTTAAGTATAATATACATATAAATACTGAGCTGTAATGCATAATGATTAAAGTTGCAGTCATCTAAATGACTAACAGGATCAAGCATTTTCTCAGAAGCACCTTCCCAATTAGTAAATGATTCTGTCTTAATCTCCTTGTTAGTTTTGTAGTCAATGATATTTACTTTACCATTGACTACTTCTACTAAATCAGATTGTCCACAGATACCTGCAGACTTAAGATAAACCATATGTTCTGGATACACGCCTGGATCTAATTTTTGTGAAGGTGCCAATCTAATACCCTCATGCTCTCCTGATGGAGAAATTACAGGTACTGTTACACCTTCTCTTTCAATAGAAGCTAAAGAACATAAGTCTGCTTCTCTTTGATTGTGATAATATGTACCAAGAGTTACTGCTCTATCAGCTTCATTTTTCCAAATCTGTTCAATAGTCTTTGGTTCAATACCATACCATTTAGAGCGTTTATTTTTACTAACTCTAGCAGCAACAGCTTTGGCATCAAAAGCTTTTTTTAAACTTGATATAAGGGTTGTTACACTTGTCCAGTTAATTCCTTCAGAACTATCTATACTTTTGTAACTGTGGTCTTCTGCATTAAATACTATGCTCATGTGTCATTTGTTCTAAGGCTAATATAGCCAAGTTAGCATTTTCTTTGTCTGGAGATTTTAACATAGCTAATAAAGACTCTCCAGTATCTTTTGCAATTTTGTTTTTTTTAAGTGCCCATTCAATATAATCTGTTGCATTACTTATTGCAAAAGCCTGTGATACCATTTCCATACCATAAGCTCCCGTATACAGGTGTACATTTCTTTCCTGCATATCATGCATTCCTCCAAATATTTCTTCTAGTGTATTAAGCATTTTCTATAATTGTATTAGCTAAAGTTCTAGATCCTTCATCTTCTGACATAAGCATCTTTCTAATATTAGTAACTTCATCTTTATCAAACTTACCTTCAAGACTAAGTATCTTTAGTCTCAGTAATTTTTCATTAAGTTCTAATTTATCCAATCTTGCATGAAGATCTGCATATGGATCTCTGCTGGTACTGTTAGCCGTAGTTATTCGATCCCATAAACCATTTCCGTATGATGGAAGTACAGTTGTTAATGGATCATACTTTTCTATATCTATATATCCACCATACATATTATTTTCTGGTTCCATAATACTAGTCTTTAAGGTTATCTAATTCATCTTCTTCTTCTTCTGTAGTAATAGCATCCCATTTACCTTGTGGGCATTCAGAAGAAAGGGATCTAGTTTTAAAAGTTAATGAGCAACCACAATCCGCACAACAAGGCTGAGTACCTTTTACCGCACAATCTTTTCCTTTTGTATCCAAGTACTCACAAGTATCACAAATGTCACGTCTCATTTTGGCAACATCTTCTACAAGCTCATCTCTAAGAATAGTGTTTCTTACACCTTCAAGAATCTTTGCTCTGTTCTCCCAAATTGTCTTCAGTGTTTTCATATTTCTTTTTTTTAAATTCTAATCTTTTAGCATCTACTATATCAAGTTGCTTTTCTAGTTTTTGTAAAGCAGCAACTTTCTCTTCCAGCATCTTCTTATTATAATAAGCACTGAAAGTTGAAGTATCATGATTCTCAAGCATTTTCTTGAGCCTGGGAATTGATTTCCTAACAATACCTGGTCTTGCTACAAATTGACCTAATCCCTCTACATTTATTCTTGGATGACTTAATTCAGTAAGATTCTTTCTTACTTCTTTATAATAAAATCCAATTATATCTTCTAATAGATTTTCTGATATATCTAACTCCTCTGAAACATCTTTGAATATACTGCTATATTTCTTTGGAATCATCTACCTAAAAATTTGTAATCTAATAGAACATCTCCTTCTGTTTGAACTTTCATTATAGGATTAATGGCTATAATTTTTTTGTTATTGGGATCTTTAGTTACAAGTTTGTTTTTTTCACACTTGTTAATGCAATTTCTTACAGTCTGTTCTGATTTGAAAATGCCATGTTCATCAGATGCCTCATAACAAAAATGAGTAAGTTCAATAGGTCCAATTGTACTAAGTAATGTCAGGCAGTCCAAATCAGAATCACTCACTGTTACACGATTAATATAACAGTGAGTAAGTATCTGATATTTAATGACATCCTTTTTGGACATCATTACTTTTTTCTGTACCTGATTAACAATAGCCATTACGGTCTTTTCTTAAGCTTTCTTTCTGTTGAGAGTTCTTCTTCTTGGTCATCTTCTTCTTGACCTTCCATCTGCTGCGACATCATAGCAT